CACCAGCTTGCCGGAAAACGCATACACGCCCTTCGGGAAATACAGCGTTTCGCCGGGGCGCGCGGCCACCAGATCGTTGAATGCGGCCAGGTTGTCGGTGGTTCCGTCACCCTTGAAGCCGTAGTCCAGCACGTTCAGCATTCCGCTGCCGCCTGCGCTCAGAGAAGTGCCATTCAGGTCGTATACCATATCAGTTTGCCTCCATCAGTGTCGTGATCTGTGCATCGGTCAGCGCCGTGTCAAATACCCGGAAATCATAAACCGTGCCATTGAAGAACCGGTCCTTTGTCGTGCCGTCTCCCCAGCCCGCACCGAGGAGCAGCGGATGCTCCACCGTCTTGTTCGCAGCATAGTTCGGGATATTCTTCCATTCGGTCATGGAACCGTAAGACAGGAACCGGAACTGTGTCCCTTTGATCTGAAGCAGGAACTTCAGTTTCTTGCCGGATTCGATCTTGACAAAGTGACTGGCGTAAGTGAACACGTTCACGCCCACTGTTCCGTTGGTCCATGTGGCAACCACAATACCCCTTCGATCATCGGTGGAATCGGTGAAGCAATCAAGCAACGTTGTCACCGTATTGACCGCACTGTCTGCTACCGTAAAGGTGGCATACACCGTCAGATTCATGCCAGTGTCAATGGTTGCGAATGGCTTGATCCCGGTGTCGATACATTCCTTATTGGCCGGTACAAAGGTTTTCTGAGCTTCCAGTTTATAACGCGGCGTCGGCAGAGTGCTGCTGGGAGTATCGGTGGTATCGCCGAGGCCCGCCGCCAGCAGGGCCTTGACCTGTGCGTCCGTCAGCACCTTGCCATATACCTGGAAGTCGTACACCGTGCCGCCAAAGTAGAACTTCTTTTCCGTGCCATCTCCCCAGGCAGCGCCGATGAGCAGGCTCTTGGAGACTGTCTTGCCGGTCCCGTAATTCGAGATACTGCTCCAGGCACCGAATGTCCCGTCCTGGGTCATACGATATTTGCCGCCCTTGATCTGAATGGCCAGCTGCAACTTGGTGTCGTCCACCAGAGTGTTCGATGCCCCGGAAGATTGATAGACGTTGACACCGAAATTGCCGTTCCCCCAAGTGCAGCCAAAGACACCGCGCTGATCGTTGCTACTATTACTGAAGCAGTCGAACAGTGCAGCCGGGGAACTGCCGTTGTACGTGCCCGCCGCAACCGAGAACGTTGCAAGCAATGTCAGTTCCATCGAATCGTTCACAGTTTCAAACAGCTTCAGCCCAGTGTCAATGAACTCTTTCTTGGATTGCACGAAGGTCTTCTGCGCGGCCAGCATGTAGAGCGGAGTCGGCAGACCGTTGCTTGGGGTATCGGGTTTGCGAATTGGCATATCGATTCCCCATTCTGTGCACAACTCTTGTAGCGTAGCTTGCATTGTGGCATTGCTGTAGGCCGCATTAGCAAACAATGTTGCAACCAGTTGCTTGGTCTTTTTAGTAATTCCGGCCTCCTCTGTATTGCCAGCGTTCTTCTGCAACTCGTTGATGGCTTTCGCTGCATCTGCAATGCCCTGTTCAATGTGCATCATATTGGCTGCATACACGGTGGTCTTCCCGTCAATCCAGCTCTGTTTCTCGTAGGTCATTATCATCCCTCCCGAACACGGTTTTCAATGATATGATTGGCTTGATGTTTGACTTTTGCGCCATAATGGCACATACGATCTTCCTCCTATCAGCGTGGTCAAAGATTCATATAATAGTAGCTGGTCATACTGCCTCCGATATGACTATACCGTGCCAAGAACCATTTTCCCGATAGCAGCTTTGCCGAGGGTTGCAGTAGTACTAGAGGTAACTGTAGTGCCTGAACCCATTCCCCATTCTTCCCGCAGTGCATTGTAAGTTGCCTGCATAGCTGTGTTTTTATATGCGGCGTTTTCGAACAGAGTCAAAATGTATCCCTTCGCGTTATTCGAGATGCCATCTCCGGCAGAAGGGCCGAGTGCAAAGATTTTGTCTGCAATCTCAGTCACTTTATTGGCTTGTTCTTCTATGGTGTTGGCCTTTTCTTCTATAGATTTTTCAATGCTTTCTGCTTCTTTTTTGAGCTGAACAATCGTTTCAGCTTTGAGTTCGAGAGCTTCAAGCTCGGATTCGGGGATTCCAGCAAGCAAACGCCAGGAGTCATCATTGTCAAGCATATATACTCGTGCTGTAGCGACACAGTATGCAATGCTTGTCTTGTGAGCGTATTTCTTAACTCCTGACAAGCCTCCTCTTGTCGTGCTGGTTGGAAGGTTATCAATGTCGGCGGGCTTGTCGCACATGAACTTATACCAACAGTCCGTCTCGGATTCGAGCTTTTTTTCAACGACCAGAATCGCCACGTATCCTCTCCTCCTTTTCCTCAGCTTTTTTCTCTAGCGAGAACAGTTCCTCAGAAAGTTCTGCTCCGATGATTTCTTCAGCTTCTTTTTGAGGAAGATAGATTTTCTTTGGCTCGACATCGCCAATTTCTAAACAGCGCTTGTTCTGGTAGTAACAAGCTGACAGAACACGAGCTTTGTGGGCGTAGCAAATTCCCGTATACCGTTTGTTTGCTGTCCCGTAAAGCTCATAGTTGTATCCGCTGCACCAGCCGCACCCTCTTGCTACCGGGCAGTGGATACATTCATCTGTTGACTGGCTCGTCAGTGTGATGCTGTCCAGTTCTTCCTTAACTTTTCGTTGCTGCTCCGTAGAATAAAGCCCGTTATGGCAGTCTCCAAAACAGACCTTTGATGCTTTTTCTTCTCCGATGGAGATTGGAGCATAGCGAATGCAGGGGTACGCCTTGCCATCCGGTGCAAAGGCCAGCATGTTTCCCGTGCCGCCGCAATAATTTCTGTCGTCGGCAGGGTCATTTGGGGTCCCGATGTCTGCCTCTAAGATTGAGATATACGAAAAGCATCTGGTCTCAATCAGCCAATTGGAGAGATTCCGAAGTTCGGAGTAGATTTGCGCAGCATCATCGCGCGTATAATTCGGCTCGTATGCAAAATTGCAGTTAATGACTTCGCATCCCTCAGCAACCATCATCTTGATGCTCGGCATGATGTACTGGATAGACCCCGGAACAAAGGTCATCTTGGAGTTGTACCAGCCATATTTCTTTCCGTCCTGAAAAGCGCGATAGGCCGTATCAAATGACCCGATTCCATTCTTATCCACCCGGAAAGCATCGTGGAGTTCCTTGACCCCATCGATGGAGACCGTCACAGACATCATATCGTGGTATTTTCGGAACAAATGTTGTGCTTCGGGTGTGAACCAGAGTTGACCGTTTGTGGCAAAGGAGATGCGCGAAAATGGAGCGATCGGGATATGTTTTCTCCAGCATTCCGCGATGAAGTAGTCGCATATCTTTTCGATGAGCTCAGCCTGAAGCAAAGGCTCCCCACCGATGAAATCGAGGACGATTCCCTTGGTTTTCTTGCAAATAAAATTGCCATCGTCCTTTTCATACAAGTCCAGAATGTAGTCAATGATTTTTTTGCCGGTTTCGAGCGTCATGGACTGGCAGCTTTTATGGTTCTCATAGCAATATGAGCAGCGAAGTGTGCAGTCGCCAGTGATTTGGAATGTCACACCACGACTGACACGAAAATCGCCATCCTCGGCAGTTCCGAAAAGCTTGCACAGGTAATCTGCATAATCACGAGCGCTCGCGGGTTTTTCTTTCACCATGTACAAGTCACTTCCATTCTGTCGAAATCGAACTCATAGCGCATATCCGGAGGCACAGCCCCAATCAAAGATGCGAAGAGCTCATTTTGAGCCAAGGAAAGCTCAATGTACGTAGTCTGGTACAGCTTTTGGTTTTCTTCGATCATGGCTTTCAACTGCTCCGAAGGAGCCTCGGAGTACGCCCTTGCCAAGATTGAAATAAACGATCGGTAGCTTTTGCAGATGTAATTCAGCCTCTCGATTTCGAGGCTTTCCTGTGCCGTAAGCTGGAATTTCTTTTTATTCGACTTTTCCATATGTGTCTATCCTCATATCATCAAAATGCGGCATCTTTGCATCGACAGCTGCATATTGTTCACTTGCCTTCGAAAAAGCCACCAATAGCTGTAAGAAGGTGTGGAGTTCTCGGCTCTGATCCTTGGAAAGAAATCCCAGAATGGCATTGCCAAATACATACATTGCAAGGATGCGTTCGTCGGAATCAAGGCTCAGAGAGGCAATCTTCTGAAGCTCTTCATTGTCGAATGGAGCAAGGTCTTTGATATGAAGCGCACCATCCGGAAAAGTGTTTACAGCAAGGGCATAGCTGAACAGCTTTTTCTCAGCATCGGATTCAAACTTTTTCTCACAGGCCAGCGCCATAGCGCAGATAACCTTCTCGATGTACTTGCTCCACGCAATGAAGTCTTTTGTGTTGGGGTTCTGAAACACCGACAAGTATGCGAAGCATCGAGAGAACCTGTTGCCCTGACGCATCCGCTGGCAAATCGTAAAGTCTTCTGGAACAATGCTTTCTTGCAGCATCAGTTTACACAGGGCTCGATTCCGTTTATAAAAAGAGTCTGTCTCTGCTGCTCTGACCTGAAATGTGATAGGTTCCATCATTAACTCCTTAAAATCACCAAAGCCCTCCACAATTCGAACAGGAAAAAGCGCAGTTTCCGGTACAGGAGTTTCCACCACAGCCACCGGAACACTGCCCTGCACAGTCACCGCCACAGCCAGAGCAGCTACCAGCACAACTGCCACCACCACAGCTTCCACTGCAGCCATAGCAGCCGCCGGAACAGCCGTTCGAACAGGCCATTTGACAGCTATCGCCACAGCCGCCTGTGCATCCGCCACTGCACGAAGTGTTACAAGAACCAGTACAGCTCCCCGTACATGTGTTCGTGCAGGTATTGTTACAACCTCCCGTGCAGGTGTTCGTGCAAGTGTTGTTACAGCTTCCAGTACAAGAGCCGGTACAACTTCCAGTGCAAGAACCAGTACAGCTGCCCGTACATCCACTGCAGGTGGAGTAACAGCCGGAGTAACAAAGACCCGAACAGGACGCAGCGCATCCAGTGTCTCTGCCGCCAGCTGGGTTCTTCCGTGACAGCTCATAAATTTTTGCTGACGCAGCATTCAACGTGTCGGCAGTAACAAGGCTATGAGAGGCCTTGGTATAGTTGCTTCCACAAATTGCATCAACCGGCTGGGTAATTTTCCGAATATGTTCATCGAGAACCAAACCGCTTCTAGACGGCTGCGTTCCATAATCATAGGAACTGCCGTTATATTGTGTCATCGAGCCAACACTCGCCGAAGTGCTTCGACGTGAAATTTCTGATTTTACAAGTTTTTTCAGAGCAATGTACTCATCCGGTGAGATTAAAGCTCCTCTTGTAGACATAACATCACCTTCCTACTCGAATGCGCAGTCTTCGCACATCAGTTCTGTCATCGCTTTCAACGGCGTAACCTACAACGCAGTAGGAAGAATATTGCTCGTCCTTTCGCGCTGCTCGTCCGACTCCGGGGATGTCAGAGGGCAAAATAATATCCCCGGTGCAGATTGGCCCGGTCACTCGTGTCATAACACGCCCGGCCAACGCAACAGGGATATACTTTCCAATATTCTTTTCGTGGTAGTCTTCCGTATCAGATGCGTATTCGCCGCCGATCAGCATCGCGTACTCGTCAGAATGAACTCCAGCGATCATCTTACACCGAACATCCGCACGAACATAACGTTCGCTTTGGCTGGTGACATCAAGTGCAATGATGTCACCAGGCTCGGTCTCCCCACCGCGTGGGAACCATTCCGCATAGTCGTTATAGACTGCGCCGTAACATTTGGAGAAATTGGCTACGCCGGAGGTGTTGATGTAATAGGACGTGTTACCGAAGGAGACAGTACCATGAAACGTACCGCCGCCGGTCGGCATGGCTCCGATGTTGCTGCAAGCACCCGACGCGGTTGATGAACCAGTTCCGCCGCGCCCAATTGGGAAAACACCAGAGTTGATGTCAGATGCAGAATGGCCGTGTTGCTTTGGTGCAGCACCGAGGTTCTCGCGAGCGGCATCTCTGTTACTTGAACCGGTTCCACCCTGTTCAATTGGAAAGACACCAGAGTTGACTTCAGACGCAGAATGTCTATGCTGTTTTGGTGCAGCGCCAAGATTCTCACGGGCGGTATCTTTATTGCTTGAACCGGTTCCGCCCCGCGAGATCGGGAAGACGCCAGAGTTGATTTCAGATGCAGAATGGTTGTGCTGCTTCGGAGCAGCACCAAGATTCTCACGGGCGGTATCTTTATTGCTCGAACCGGTTCCGCCCCGTGCGATTGGAAAAACGCCAGAGTTGATGTCAGATGCAGGATGACTGTGCTGCTTCGGAGCAGCACCAAGATTCTCGCGGGCGGCATCTTTTTCACTCGCACCAGTGCCACCATGTGCAATCGTCAACACTCCAGAATTGATATCCGAAGCAGCATGATTATGCTGTTTTAAGGCAAATGCTTCGGCATGTTTTCCGTCTAATAAATCCGCATCACAGCCGACCATCAGTCCATAGGGCTTCAGAAGTTCAACAATTGCGCTTGCAGTAAAGCTCACTTTTGGCAAGGCATCATTGGCGGTTCGCTGAATGTCGGTTACATTGCCGAACATTTCCTTCAGGATTGCATTGATGATATAAAAGACGCGGTTGAACTGTTGCGCTGTCGGGACTCCGTTGACACCTCCGACAATAGCGGCCCATCCACCGGTCCATTCTTCAACTGCAATAGGAGCCTGAACGCCGTTCGCAGAAAAAAGGTTCTGGATATATTCGTTCAGATCCGTCGCTTTTTGGTCTGCCATAGTATCAATTCCCTCCTATCACATTATCGACTGGGCGAACTTTCCCTTTCCAAAGCCGCATACATTCGGGTTCAAATCAGAAAAACCGAACGTATCGGTGTCCTTTGTTGAGAGAGAAGTCCTAACTTTTACGCCTGCGGGATGAATTATCAAATCGTGTGTGCCGAGCAACGTCATGACGATGTCGGAAAAAGGTGCAGAAACAGAAAGGTAAAATGTTGCAGGCGTGTCGGTTCGCTCGCTGTATAGAACCTGTGTCGCACCAAAGATTATTTTTGTGGCGTTGATGATATCGTTCGGTGTGCACCGGCAGGAATTGATATACGCTTTATACTTGAGCGTGATGCTGTATATTTTATCGTCGTCGGCGAGTTCCCGACTTCCAATCATTTGGCCGGCTTCATGTCGTGTGAGACCTACGAGTTGACCAATGCGGTCAAGCTGAACGCCACTGCACATGTCAATGTAATTCAGAAGTTCAAATTCATCGAACTCAGCTGTGAGTTCATCGAACTCAGTTGAGAATGCTTCCAGGAAGCCATCAATTACTGAAGGATTCTCTCCGCCAGTCGAAAAAGCTTCCGCACTTAATTCTTTATATGCCATTTTTAACCTTCACATCAAATAGAACGCTGCAAAATCCATTTTCCGGTAGAATCCTTTTTATACGTTGAGGGCGGGTCGGCTACAAAAGCCAAACTTCCCATAGCGCCATTTTCCGGAATGGATTTCAAATCATCTACACTATCGCATGTATAGTCAACAAAATATCCAACAGCGAATGAGCCAAGTCTGAATTGCATTGGGAGTTTTGCTCGCATTTCCTCAAATGATGAAATCATGATACTTTCACAATCCTTATCCCATTTGCGACGATCAACGGTTGCTGCTCTTTAGAGACAGCAACAACGCCAACTGCCATACTACTATCCTCAACACTGCTGACATCAGACTTCTCGTTCAGCGTTCCTCGGATTTCGACATAATCCACACCAGAGATATTCTCCAGAATTGGGCGGATGAGCCTCTGAAGACGAATGGGTTTTCCCACTTCAGGGCTCTCGTTGGACAACAGCGCTTTGATTCTTTCCTCGTAGTCATCATCAAGTCCACCAGCACTTGTGATTTTTATGGACAGCAGCAGGTAAACTGTTTTGACTCTTGTGAATTCGAGGTATTGACTGTTCCCGTTCATATCGGTCGCATAGGAGTAATAAGACCCATATGCGCGGATTCCGGCAGCTTTATTTTTCCAGATTACATTTGCGACTGCGGCATCCGAGCCTCCCTGGACAACGATTTCAATGCTGTGCGGAGGTCGGCCATCAGCATCAGTCTCATCTGTGTCGTTCTGGTAGCCTGTGGCATATGTGACACCTTCCACATCGCTGTACAGGATGGAAACGATACTTGCCACAGTTCCATGAGCTCGGTTCGCCAATCGGTCAATGTAGGACGAACGGGCTTCAGCATCAGTTTGCTCCAGGTGGCCAGAATTAGGAGTGATTCTGTTTGCTACAGATTCAAATCCATCAATATTCGTCACGATTTTTGTTATCGTGTTATTGGCGTGGATGAAATTTCCGTAATCGACGCTTTCGAATAAGATATTGCTTGTCACACGGACGATAGTGACATATTCACAGGTGCTCGATGAAAAGCTGTCCGATTCCTTGGCGCCGGTCAGTACGATGACATTTTGGTCCTTCTCGTTGCTTACTGTTTTGACAGAAACGCCAAAGCTCTCAAAAGCTTTGAACCCCTGAAGTGCTGCAACCATTTTATTTATGGCGTCATCATAAGAGGTCACAGTCAGCTTTTTGGAGAATTTGGAGCTTGAAGACACCGTTCCGACGTCTCCAGAAGTTGCATTTCTCTCGATGCTGAAGGAGAATGTGAAGGTTCCACTGATGTTGTCAATTGGCTGAATCGTAAGACTTGCCCAGTTTTTTATTGTGATGGTTTCAATACTTGCGCACTGAAACTGCCGAACTGGAGATGTACTGGTCTGGACGAGTGCACCGGCTGGAATGGTGGTTCCTTCCTTTCCAGTACAAGAGAGGAGATATGTGGTGCGAGCTTTTCCGATTCGGCTGACGCCGCCGATTTGCATACAGCGGTCAAGGGCAACGCCTTCAGCAGTCAGCGGGAAGAGGTTTTCGTATCCATGAGAATAATCCTCCCAAACCGAGGCGATTTGGTCGCAGAAAATCGTTGTCAAAACATTCAGGATGCTCTGCGGATTTTCCGACGGATCGACGCCAATGTTTTCTTTGAGAGCATCGCACACAGAAGAATAGATTTCATCCAGACGCTTCAATATGAAGCCCTTGGATGTAATGCCATAGTCACCCAATTTTCAGATTCACCTCGCTTTCAATTTCGCCTTCTGTTGAATTGACTTCAAACTTGCAGGATAAAATTCGGCTTTTGGTATCCCTTGATAGTTCAAAAGATGTGATTTCATACACACCATTGACGCTCAGTATTTGCTCTTTCAGAATCTTTTCAATGAGTGTGAGATTTGGATTCTTTTGAAATATCTCTTGCAGATACGGAGTGCCCATATCCTTGTTGAACACCCATTCCCCTTTCAGCCAATGGAGCTTTATCTGCAAAGCCTGCCGGACTGAATCGATAATTCGAAAATCACCATCTGGTCCGACGTATAGGTCTCCGCTCTTAGTAAGGGCCAAATCTTTTAGTGCCATAGTCGTTCTCCATTTACATCGGCGGGCCGCTCTGCCCAACAGGGGTCGTATGCGTGTGCAGATTCATGTTGACGCCATTGAGTGTCAGAATGCCCTTGACTGAAACATTTCCTGTCACATTGACAGTCGGTGCAGTGACACTCACAGTCGGCGAATTGACGCTAACGCTCGATTCAGTCGCATTTACAGTCGTTGAGCCCAGTGATAGCTTAACGCTCCCATTCTTGATGGTGACAAGGATTCCGCCTTGGCTGATTTTGATTTCATCTTCTTTTACCGAGACGTAGGTGTCCTTTGCGAACATAATGGCCGCATCGGTCTCCCCCGCCTTTTTCACCTTGTCACTTGCCGACTGGTTCAGCCCCGGAATCGCGAGAGCATTGGAGAGGTCAAATTTGAAATCATCACCAGCTCCCCCTTCTCCGAACAGAGCAACGCATTCATCTCCGGACTTGACGGGAAATGCAAACCCGACGCTTCCATTTTTGCCGCATGGCATTAGGATTCTTACGCCAGGCACCTTTGGATACGGAACGATCGTACCATCATCTGTAAGGATTCGCAGGTCAGGCGTGATGTCCGCAATATGATTGTCGGTGATATTATCACTGACTTTTGCCGAAGATGATGTATGAACATCTTCGAGCTTGTCCTCGATAAGTTCACACAGCGCATCCAGTGTTTCTTGTCCGAAATCCGGCATCATACTATTTTTTCACCTCCACTATTTGCGCTTTACAGATCCAATCGCCACCATCCGTATCTCCACTGAATGCGATCTTGGACATTCGATAATTGCCGGAGTAGCTTTTTGACTCAAGACGAATATAATCGTCAATGTGAATATGTCCATTCATGAGATACGTGATTTCCAGCCCTTTTTTCGATTTTCTTTTGGTGGTGTTTTTGGAAGACTTCGAACTGTTCTTGTCACTGCTTTGGGACGAATTGAAGAACGGGACCGGAGAACCTATGAGGCCCGTATCCGGAGATATCAAATAGGCGGCATTCGTGATAGGCTCATCGACGGCGCAAATCTGAATCACACCGTTCTGGATGCTCCAACGAAATCCATCCTTCTTACATATCTTTTCTACAAGACTCTTCCCTTTTCCAACAAAGGCGAAATTTTTGAACTCTGAAAACTGAACGCTTTTAGAGTATCGGACACCGCACCCAATTTTCGACGCGCAGTCTTCAATGATGCGTTGGCCGCTTACGCTTCCAGAATAGCTCAAGCTGACAGTCCCGTCTCTGGCAGAGGTGAAGCTGTCTGCAAATTCTATCGTGGTCTCATGGTCAGCAGAATCGCTCGATGTAGAACAACAGGTAATGGTCCCGCCCATGATAACAGGGATATCGTCGTCATACCCGGCGCTCAATTCAATCAGACAGTCTTCCTTCTCCAACAGCTGGAGCGTTTCTTTTGACAGGTTCCAAAGATTGATTTTTCCCGTATTGGAGGACACACTTTCTCCAATCTCGACAGAAAACCGACATCGGAGAGCCCTCCCGGTATCAGAATTTATCGCGCCGATCTCTTTTCCGGTCGAACGGTCTTTTCCGATCCTGACGCGATATTGTCGATTGAAATTGCGTTGCATAAAGCCTCCAAGTAAAGTCAAGCGTCATCCTGATTGAACGAAGTGTATATCAGATGGGCAGTGCCATTGACAAAATCATTCCGTCCGATCCGCTCATTCTCGCTGGTCACGCCAATGATGCCAGGCGGACCCGCCGTATCCAGATTGAAGAAGTTCCAAATCGCTCCGGGCACCAGTTTTGCCATGCCGATGATGAGCTGCATTTCTGCATCATAGATGCTGAGAAGCCAAAATGCTCCACGCTCGTTCCAAGTAACTCGGAGATAATAGTACGTACCATCCAGACTGACACGCATCGTGGAATCGTTATGGTCCGGAACGGAAAGTTCATAATAGGTCATTACGGGTTCTCCTTCAACAGTCCAGTAGCGATTCCGAGTGAACAGGCAACGCTTCTTTTGGTAGAGCCGGAGCCTTTTTTACTGGTGGAAGAAGATTTTGCCTGCCCGCTGCCGGTGTTTTTGGCAGACTTTCCTCCACGGACATACTTGATATCGATGGTGACAGTCTCAGTTTTTGTGATCGTCACCTGCGTGAGAGTCATCTGGACGTATACACTGCTGCCTGTCTCTACCTTTTTGGGAAGTGTGCAGCTTTCGATGCACATGTTTTCATAGACATCACTACCGACAGTGAATGTCATGATGGCACGTTCCTTCCAGAGCTTTCGAAGCTCTTCGCACATCATCTCCACACGGGCAGAAGAAGCCGCGTGTTCTTTTGACCATGTGACTGGAGAGTTCGAAAATACGGCTTCCACATCCAGCGAAACAGCTTTCAGACAGATGTTGTCACTAATGGAATAGCCGGATTCAGTTGCATATTGAGGAACTTCGCTTTCAAGAGTTTCGCTTCGCTCGATAATGGCGTCGAACTCAAGAGTACCCAGAGTTGCCGGCTTTGTTACTTTCATCTGGGTTACCTCCCGTAGTTAATCATGCGAGCGAGGCCGTCGGCAGACTGTGTGCTCTGAGTCGAAACTTCGCTCCGAAGCTTATCAGCAGCGGTCGTGGAATCAACATGGAACGTGTATTTTTGGTTGTTTTCTTGTCGTACCGATACATTTTTGGTGTTGTTGTTCACGGGACTGGATTTTATCGTTTTGACTGTTACGCCAGTTCCACCAGTCCAGGCTTGATTCTTCATGAGGGCGACGCCGTTCTGTCGGTTAAGATACGGAACATTTTTATTATTCGAAGACGAAGAGCCTGCCCTGTCGGTATTGGACGATACCGCTTTACTCTTGGCTGTCTTTCCTAATCTGTACGAGCCTGATTTGTCTTTGGCCCTTTCATGGTTTTGCGAATCTGATTTGTTGCCTGATTTGTCTTTGTTTTTTTCTTGCTTCTGCGGGTCTGATCTGTCGCCAGATTTTTCTGACCTGTGCGAGCTTGATTTCTCTTCGGACTTTTCCGTTTTACCTGAATTGTCGCTCTTTCTGCCGGTTTTCTCTTCCGAGAAGTTGGATTTGTTATCCGGCTTCTCATTGTTTTCCGAAGCATCACTCTTCTCGTTGACCGTCCCACCAGACGAACCGCCAAAGTCATCCTCGTCTGTGGAACTTCCAGTACCCAAAAAGAAGCTTTTAACGTCGCCCCATAACCCCTTTATCCATTGAATTTTCTCGCCAAACCATCCAAAGAATCCATTCAACCAGTCCCAAACACTCTGAAAGGCATCTTGTAATGGCTGAGGCAATTTCTTGAAAATTATAGTCGCAAGCGATTTCAAATTTTCAAAAATACCGATAAGTGAATCGACAAAATCAAGTCCGAGTTGCTTTAGTGCATTTAGGAATTGCGTCCAATCACCAGTCTGAAAGCCAGTAATTATACCAGATATGAGGTCACTGATATGTATAACAAGAAGCAAAAAGTCGTGTAGTAAGTCGGAGAATCCTGTCCATAAGAAATCGAAGACTGCTTGAGCTTGCTCTTTATGGTCGTTCCAAAATGCCGAGATTTTTGAAATTGCATTTTCACCAAAATCTCGGATATCCTGGAAAAAGTTAAGAATGGTCTCTCTCAGATAATCGACATCAACCCCGGCATCTTTGAGCAGACGTCCGATCACACTATCTCCGCCCTGGAGAAACGTCCAGATATCCTCGATGATTAGGAACAGCGCCAGCCACTTGGCCGCAGCCAAAATAGTCTCACGATTGATTCCGCCAAGAAGTTTAAGTATTCCAGAGAGAAATCCCGTAATCTTGTCAGCATTAAGCGCGATAAATAGAGCAGCAGCAGACATTGCAACGAGCTTCAGGAGTTTGTCATAGCCGCCAAGCTTGTTGGCTATATCATCCATCCAAGACTTTACTTTTTTCGCTCCGCTCAAAAGCTTATCGCTGAAATCGATGATGAGACGAGAAAGCTTGTCCGTGATTTTATTGGTGCTATCGATATCTTCCAACCAAAAGCCCCAGCTGTTCCGAATATGCGTTATCGCATCTGTGATACTCAGATCGACCTCACCGAACTTTCTCTGAATGTCATCTTCGGCATCCAAAATGGCTTTTTTTACCGTAGCCGCAGACAGAGTGCCGGCCTTTGCCATCGCCTCAAGCTGGGTCTTGCTCTTGCCAGCAGACTTTTCAATGAGTTCGGCCACTTCAGGGGCTTTTTCATACAGCTGCGAAAATGTGTTTTTGTCCACATTCCCGGCGCTCATGGCCTTTGACAGCAGCCCCATTGTTGTGCCGATATTGTTGGATTTTCCACTCCCCTTTTCGAGTTTTTCGACGAGAGAGGTGAATTTCACGGCATCATCGATTGGGAAAAGAGTCTTGTTTTTTACGACGAGGTCGTCAACATACCCAGCCATCTTCCCATAAGATTCACGACATTCCTGCGCGGAATCAAGGATTTTCTTCTGGATTTCCGACTGCTCACCGAGTCCTTCTGTTGCGCCGCGAATAGCGTCGTTTATGCCGCTGAATTCTTCGGTGATGTTTTTTACCCAAGAAAGAGATAAACCCACTCCAAGGGTCCCAAGAACTTTTGTGGCAAGAGATTTGAAGGAAGTGATTGCCGACTGTGCCTGAGCTAGGCTGGCCTGGTCAGTTTTGAAGCTGATAATGTTGAAGAACTCGTTAAGTACTGTGCTCTGAGCCATCAGATTAACTATCCTCCGATCTTGCGTTTTCCATTTCCATCCGCTCTATGTCGTTCTGCATGGCGATGATATCATACAGCATCAGAGCTTCATCAAGGTTGTACACCTCTTTCAGCTCATACATAGAAGCGTAATGGCCTTGAATCAGAGAATACATAATCCATTCGAGATTGGTTATGCGCTCTGAGTCGAGACTTCCGTATTCTTCGATCGTGCCGCCTGAGTGCCGCTCATGAGGTTTCCAAAGAGGGTACTCAGACCGTCGAAAAAACCGCTGTAGTTCTGACGAATCACAGCAGTACACAGCTTGACTGCGCCAATCAGGTCGGCACAGAAAATCTCATCAAAGTCGCTTCTGGTGAGCACGACCCAGTTGTCATCTTCGTCTTGGAACGAAACATTGCCATACTTCAGAACCAGCTCATCCAGAAGCGTTGTGAGCTTCTGACCGTTGATTTTTCCGAGCGCGTTTGCCAGCGATTCGGAGTCCAAGTTCATGCCTTGGAACATTTCCATGCCGGATGCTTCCTCATCATTGCCGCTGGATACGGCAACAGTGCCCATGATTGGCAGCACGATTGCGGTTACATCACCGAACACATAGGCGGCATTCATTGCTCCCAGGGGGCGGACCTTGAATCGGATTTCTCCAATCGAAACGTCCTGGGCTTCCATTCTTTTAAGTCTCATTGTTCAACTTCCTTCCTTACTGAGGGGTCAGGTCGCCAACACAGTGCAGCGTCCATTCCTGATTTCCGCCCTTTGCTCCATATGCGATGCCTGCAGGCTTCGTGACCCACGCGGCCTCGGCGCTGAAGACGGGGTTGTCTCCAAGATCCTTAATCAGAATCGGGAAATAGCCTGCGCCGGGCTCTTGGACATTCAGATTGTACTTTGTCAGCAGCCAATCATTGGTCAGACTGCCGTACTGCATCGTGAACTTAACCTCATAGCGCGGGTCCTGCGAAATGTTGACGACGACTTCTCCGTCGGCTCCAGCCTCGTCAGAGGCGCCTTCACCAAGCGGAGCGATGGTGATAAAACTGTCAGCGGCATAGCCACTGGTAATATGGGAGCCAAGAGCGGCGAGGACATTTTTGGGGCTGTAGGTATGGATTCTCTTTCTCACAATTGTTCCCTCCTAGATCAGTAGTTTACAGTGCCGGAAATCGCAGTACTGTTGATAGCGCCTGCGAGTCGAGCGGTCCACTTGACGCCCAGGAGCTTGCGGGTCTTTCGAGTCGCTGCGGTAATCTCGGAAATAGACGGAACCGTAATGGTATACGAAGGAACCTGCACATTGTCAGAGATTTCAGGAGCAGCGATACCGCCGTTCTTGACACCCTCATCAAGCGCCGCACGGAGTGCGCTCTCGACAAGAGCAATGCCCTCCTTGGTGTAGGGAATCTTACTGTATTGCAGGAAGAGGTTGACCTCGTTTTCCTGAATCTTGGACTTCAACCAGTCGCAGAAGCGGACTGTATCAATCCATTCACCACTTGCCATTTTTCCGCCGACGACCACATTGGCGTTTCCGAGCTTGGTGAAGTACATAATGTTCGCGTCGTCCATGGTCTTCGTCTCCTGGTCGGAGAGGTCCTGAACATTGACGGCAGCGAGAGACTTATAGGCCCACATTTCAGAACCGGGATCGTAGGAAAGGAAACGTGCGATGAGCGCCGCGTTGATATAGTCGTCTTCGGACTTGGCATGGATTGTAGCGCTGCGGCTCATGGTCTCCTGGACAGGGTTTGTGGTCAGGCTGGTTGTCTGGAACACACAAATCTTCTCGTTCGATTCGACCCAGGCGGCAATCTTCTGGATTTCATCTTCTGTAACACCAACCGGGCACATGGCATACCATCCGCTGGTAGCCTTTGCGCGGAACAAGGTGTCAGTAATGACCTCTGTATCACCGGAGACCTTTTTTCGCACGGCAATATAGATTTCCTTCGGGCGCGGAGACTGGCTGAAAGCCACCTGAGCAGCCTTGAAAACAGGGTCGGTTGAAGTGAACCCTGCTGCACTCAGCTCATCAATGCTTGTATAGCTGGCAACATCCGGCGTAGTCTTTCCACCAGCAGTTTCGGGCAGAGGGCCAACGATCAGCATCCGATCATAGCCGCCATCGATGGTGGTAGATGTGGAAATCGTGATATCAACTTGAACGATCTTGTCAATATTCATCTGTTTTCTCCTTCAGAGTATCTGCTTTCACCTCAACACCGATAAAGAAACCTGCCTCGAAGTCAGCGAGTTTCTTCGAGGCAGATGCCGGACGAAGTTCTTCATACTCTTTGTCCAGAGCTTGAAGAGCTGCGTATTCTTTGGTTGTGGTGGTAAAATCAATTGAAAAGGCACACTGTGCTCTATCGACGCCGGGCCCACTTCCATAAATCGGCTGAGGACTCGATTCGGTAGAAATAGCAATATCAAGGCCAAGCATTCGGTCTTCCAGCATTGGGCTGTTTATGTATGCGACAGCCTGTGCCAGATCGGCAACGGCTCTGAATTTCGGAGCCATAACTTTTCCGTTTGTATGAGTCGTCTTGCAGTTTTCGACCATATCGACAGTAAGCGCCATGCTGTTGTGCCAGGTCTGGTACAGTAGACCATCATCCTGCGAAAAGGAACTGTCAACTCGTGTAGAATCGACCTTTCCAAAATCCAGCAGAACATACGGGAGTGGAGGGCGTTCAAAGATTCCGGGATAGCTATACGTAACCGTACAGTTTGGATAGAGTTCTCGAAATATGCCTTTGATGGCTTCTTGGCATTCGTCAATCGTCATTTTCAGCATCATCCCCCTTTTCTCCCTCCACCGCGTCAAATTGAGAAACCCAGTGCTTCAGGATGGTGTTCCCCCAATATACGGACTGTCGGCAAACGTACCAGTGGCCACCAAAAAACAGGCGATCACCGCTATTCATGTTGTCAGGTTCGGCGGGATGAAGCTCTTCATTGCTGTAGACGGTGAGCGAACCCGCGATGTTTTTTCCGGATGTATCATCTTGGGCTGTCCGAGTGACGCCCTGGACATCCAGATTAAGAGTCACATCGCTATATGGCGCAGAGGGGCATCCATTTTCCCAACTGGTTTTCCCGTACCGTCGTACTTTGTAGGGATGCTTAAAAATCTTCATTTCTTTCCCTTTTTAATGACATAATGGCAATTCTGCCGCAAGGTGCCTGTATCAATCAGGGGCTTCGTTGATCTTTTGCCCTCAATATGTACAGGCACAGGACCTTTCTTGCCATATTCATTCATCATCCAGCCACCCTCGATTGTAATGGGCGCATTGGGTACCCAGTCTTCATCCTTGATTGCATCCTGAATCATGGACTTTGCCTGCGAACCTATCGCGTTGGCAACTGCATCAGCTGTTTCCAATGAGGACATGGCTTGCTGCGAAAACTCTGACAGTTCTTCCGAGTGCTTTTTGACTGTGTCCATAAAAGGACGGGCCGGAATCATCACAGAACCGTCTTTGTGAAGGGTTCCATAGTGATTCCAGTAAGCAATCTCTGCAAGCGTATGTTCGCCATCGGCCGCCGTTTGGTCAGCATGATATCCCACTTCGATAGTTGTATCCAGCAGATCATCCAATTTCGACAGCGCCGCCATTCCCTCTGCGGTCATGTTGATACCGAGTTCTCCAACGATAGACATGTACGTAACCTCTTACCGAATCATGATGGGAACAATATGCCTGTTACGGATCTCAATAAATTGCAATCCATAGGAAGTGAGCTGATAGACCGCGTCCCCTGTCGTTCCTGCAGTAGATGTCGCAAAGGAAATGCTTACTCCGCCCTCTGATACGCTAGCAAGCCGTCCCGTATCGGAAATTGTCCCCAGCGAGTTGTCACCGTTGCCAGCCATTTTCATAGCATGGCACACCAAAAGAGCCAGCGCCAGATTATAATCAGTGCCGAATTTCTTTCTGGAAATAACAGGGGCTTGAAGCTCAATCCAAAACCCGATGTCATCATCGGACACCTCTTTGAACTCCGCTCCCACCATCTTCACGATTTTGGTGACCGCCGCTACATCGACGGTGTCCATCAGGACTCGTCCTCTGCGGCTTCCTCTGCAACGGTATTAGGCTCCGTATCGGGAGCCTTTGCCTTGCCGCGGGTCTTCTTCTCTGCGACCTCCTGCACATAGCCCATGCTGATGTAGAACGCCACAGCATCGGCATAGACGGTTTCGACCTGCGCAGTTTCGCCAGGAAGCAGAGAGACATCGCCAATGCAAATCGGCTTTACGCTGATATTCTTGATTTTCATAAGCAGGCTCCTTTCTTACAGGCCGTAGACGAGGCAGGCGGACAGCGGATAAGGAATAACCATGCCGGCGTCGCGGCCCTCGCAGTTGATGACGATTTCGAGGTTGCGGTCCTGCGGCGCATGCTGGAGGAACGCCATAGGCACATCATGGTACATCTTATCGGCATCCTTGGTGTACAGCAGGCCGATGTTCTTTCCGGTGGTGTTGTAGTCCTTGTTGCTCTTGGACAGCTCGCCAGCAGTCTCCCAGTTTTTGATCTGGGGAGTGTGCTCCTTGATGTAGGACAGCACGGATTCGCCAGTGCCATCGATGCGACGCAGGTTCAGAGCGGTGTACAGATCGTTCGGCATAACCCAGCTGTCCGGGTGCTCAACGCTCTGGGTCAGAGTGTCGATGTAGTTCAGGATGCCGGCAATGTCAGCGGCGATCTCATCGGCAGTCTTGTTTGCCCAGTCAGCCTTGCCCCCAGCACCGTTCTGCAGTGTGTAGACGGGGATATTGTTATCCGAAGAAAGGATACCAACGATTTTTGCCTTCTCGTCGCCGTTCCAGATCAGGTGGTTCACCTTGACATCATAGACCCGGCGGGCGGCTTCGGCACGGACAGCATCCAGAGACTTCATGATGCCCAGAACGGCGTTCCGGCGGCATGCGCGCAGCTCCTGCACATTGTAACCATAGCTGTCACCGATGTTGACGATTTCGGCACGATGGGGAGTGCCTTTCACATCAACACGGGGCAGATCCGAAGCGTAGTTCGCGATGATAGCAGCGAAGCCGACAGGCTCATAGGAGTAGTACTCGATGTAGCTTGCACCCTCATCCGTATCGCTTGTCTGGGGGAACAGCTTCAGGCCGGACAGCTCCGGGAACTCCTTGTCGTATGCCTTGGTCTTGATGTGCGCCAGCTGCTTGGCAAAGAAGATGCCCGCATTGTCTGCGCCGTCGTGACGAAGCGAAGCACCGGGGAACGGGTTTCGATAGGCACGGTTAATCAGCGAAGCGCACTTCGTCTCCAGAGCGACGCGGTCCTCCTCGCTGTAGCCGTTTGCGGGGTCGAAAGGATTGAATTTAGACATAGATTCCTACCTCCTTAAAGCTGAGTCACGAACTGAGCAGGGGCGATGCCGTTCACGGCCGCGCCGATGAAGCGCGCCTTCACTGCCAAATTGGTTCCCTTGGTCGGGGTAAACTTTCCGGCGTCTGCGCCAGTGGTCACAAGGTACACGGGCTGGCCATAAGCAGGCTCCACCGAATCGACCAGCTGCACCCACAGCTTGCCGGACTGGCAGACATCGACGATCTGGTTCTTCCGCAGGAGCACGGCACCATCATCGTCCATCTCCACATTGGCGCTGTACATCACAACGCCCTCAAACTTGTCAGCAGTTACGTCCGTTGCAGGAAGCGCAATGTCCTTTCCCGGCTCTGCGCCCTGCACGACACCGTATCCAAAGCACAGCGCCTTATCCTCAGCGCTATTGCGGCGGGTCACGGCTTCATACTCGGCCCGGTCATAAAGGCCACCGGGCATGCCGCGGCTCGGCTCACCGTAATTCATCTGTACAGCCATATTGCTCATAGCTTAGTCCTCCTTTTCGCCAGCGTGACGCTGGATCATGCGGGTACGAGCGGCGTCGGGGTCATTTTTGGCGTTCGCATTGCGGGTCGCCGCATTTGCGGAATCCGCATTGAACACCTGCCGACGCTGATCGTTCACGGTCTTGCGGCCATTGACCTTGCCCTTGGCAATGTCAAAAGCCGCGTTGATGTATGCGTCGCCTTTCCCGTCCAGACGCATACCGGGCAGAACAGTTCTGATGACCTTTTTCTTTGCCTGCATCACAGGCAGGGTGTCCATGCCATCCAGATGCAGTTTGTCGCCCAGACGGCACAGCTCAATGCGCTGGCCGACCTTTTTCTTGACGATAGCGTCGAGACTGTCATGGTTCAGCTGGCCGCTGTCATTGTCAGAGGCGTCGTCCTCATCTTCTGTGGGCGGCTGTTTGACATCGTCTTCAGCGGCATCCGCACGGGCTTTCTCAGCCTCCAGCATAGACAGCAGGGTGTTGATGTCGGACTTTGCGGGACCATCCTCCATTGCATCCCGGCGGGCCGTAATGTCCGCCAGAACGTCGGGTGTGGTGGCATCATCTTCACCATCGTCCTCAGTCGGCTTGGTGGGGTCACCACCCGCCGCCGGGTCGTTCTCATCGTCAGCAGTTGCACCGCCAGTAGCGGCCAGATATGCCTTGATAGCCGCCTCGATGCCGGCAGGGTCAAGGGACGAAGCCGCAGGGGAAGCGCCCTCGCCATCATCTGCAGTCTGCTTATCGGGTTCCACGGTAGCATCGTCGTCCATGGTGGTGCAGGTCTTCTTGTTCTCGTCATCCATAGGGTCAGTACCTCCATTGTCTTGGCCGTCCATGTTCAGTCTTGCATCATCTCCGGCGCGGGCGACGGCAACCAGCGCAAGATGATTCACGCGGATGTGGGTCTGGATTGCATCGTAAGGCTCCCCCTCCCACTCTCCGGGTTCCATGATAAGATCCTGATAATATCCAACGGACAGCTCGCGCAGGCCCGACGCCTTTACAGCATCGGGGTCGTCAATGACGATTTTGGCACGGACGGTCTCGCCGTCCTGCTGTCCGGGAGTCAGGATTGTTCCCACTCTCTCCCGGCGGGCATTGTCCTTGTCTATCACCTGCGCATCGTGGGTAATGATGATGGGCTTTCCCTCATAGCTTGCAAGGCTCGCCGGGTCAAACACATCTTCCGGCCTGCGCAGTTCTCGACGTTCCGAACCATCTTCCAGCTTGTACTTGAAGATGCCCGTGCGGGTCAGGATGGGGTTATCATAAAAATATCCCTCGGTGCTGTAATGCTCATCGACAGGTACGCTGTCAGCACGCATTTCGCTCCGAAGGACTTGCGGCGGATTTTTCTGATTCATTGTTTCTTCTCCTTAAAGGCTTGAGAATTGAGCCTATTAAAGTCAAAAACGGGTTTTGCAACACAGCGGCACTGGTAATCCTCGCCGGGGTTGCAGTGTCTCCCGGTGTAGATTTTCCCTCGCTTCGTCATGTACCACATTGCTGGCGGGTCATCATAACGAAACGTCTTACCATCAAGTTCACGATGGCACGCGCGCACACGTTCGTCGCCGGACGAACGCCAGATATACTCCTTTACCCCGGCGGACTCCTGCCGAGTCCGGGTCAGGTCTGCGCTCAATGTACCAATCTGGTCGCGGGCCAAAAGGTTCGCTTTCGATTTGGTCACATCGAAGCGCCGCTGTATCTCATTTGAAATTGCGGCGGGTGTTCGGCCCTTTGTAAAGCCGTCAATAATGATTTTCTCCATATCATCAAAGCAATCGCTCTCGATGCTGGTTATGAAAGAAACATTTTGCTCCGCCCACCTTGAAAGCATCTGCTCATACCGCTCACCAATGAAGAAGTCCTTGCTGATGTCGATGCCGAGTGTGGCCCGGACACTGCGTTGCCATTCTTGGAGCTGGCGGCGGTCTGTATAATCCGCACAGCGGCGGACATCACGTTCCAGCGGGTCGGTTTTCAGCCGCCGACTGAGCCGATCACGCATAATGCGGAACCTGTTCTGGATGCGGCGCACCATGTCGCTGTATCCATCTTTTCTGATGCTTTCAGAAGCCGTATCCATTTCATCCGCAGCGATGGCCAGTATCTCAGGCATTGAATCGCGCACCACAGCTTGAAGCTCTTTTAAGCGCCTGTTCTCAATGGCCCGCATCTTGCTTTCTGCCCATTGCGGGTATTCCGGCTGGGTCTTTGATTTTCTTGTCGTAGAAGCCCGACTGTATCCGCCGGGACCGTTGTTTCTCACTGGCATAAACACCTCTTTATCTTTCCGGGAATGTTCCCTCTGCCGGCATCAAAAAGGCCCTGCATCATTGAAGACACAGGGCCTTTACGTTCATGGCATGCAGCACTTGAATGGGTTCGACCTTTTGCTTACAGCGCGCATCCGTCCAAGGCGAAGCGGAAGGAACGCGGCATATGGCTCCGCGCTGGCTCAGTCATGGAACAGGCCAGAACACTTCGCAGCGGTCTGTTGGGAGCGGGGTCGACGCTTCCTCATGCCATCGAGGTGCCGATTACGGTGTACGGCGTGTGGAGCTGGGGATGGGATTTGAACCCACGACCTGAAGATTACAAATCAACTGCTCTGTCCAACTGAGCTACACCAGCAGAAGTCGAGGGTACCGGATTCGAACCGGCGGTCTGGGAGTCAAAGGCCCATGCCTTATCCAACTTGGCCAACCCTCGGTATGGAGCAGTCAACGGGGCTCGAACCCGCGGCATCCTGCTTGGAGGGCAGGCGCTCTACCAACTGAGCTATGACTGCAAACAAAAAGAGCCTTCGCAAAGGACGCTCTCGCGTCACCTGCAAAGGCTCTCAACGCCGTTATTGTTAATCAAACACCTTTTTGCCTGCGGCAAATTTCTTTTTTGCTTCGTTCAGGCTGATACGGTTATACCCGCCGCGATAATCGGGATCTGCGCGCTGTACGCCGTCATTTACCCAACCACACACGGGGCATTCCTCAAAATCATCGTTCTCTTCAAAGTGATGTTGCCCACACAGCGGGCAAATGGTTTCGTCATTCATCGTTCTCTATTCCCTCAGCCTCAAGTCGGCGTCTATAATACTCTTCCCCATCATCGGGCTTGAACATCGTTCTTACGCCTTTCTCCGGGGAGCCTTTCGCAAAGTCATTTTTCTTTGAATCGTATCGGCATATAAGGCCATCTTTTGTCTTATAGCCCTTGATGCCGTTCCCACAGGGGCTTTCCAGAAGTTGAACCGCCCGCTTTTCGTATTGCTCCTTTGTCGTAATGCCATCGGGAGCGTACTCGGCGGCGTGGGTTCTTCCGTTTTGCCAGTGGTTATTCAGCTTCTGCTTGTTTGGAAACCCTTTCACTTTGAAAGCGTTTGCGCCTTTTGCCGAAACTGCGTTAGAATTTATTTTAGCATGACTTTGGGAATCATTCAAGTCTTTTGACGAATTTTCCTTGCCCGATTCATCTTTTGACGTTGTGTCCCCCATGCTGGAGAACTTTCCATCCTCATCGCGCTTGTGCTTGCTTGGGTCGAAGTCATCCAGCGTCAGGCCCAGTTGTTCAAGATATTCTTCCACGCTCCTGCGGAATGGGTCGAACACCAGCCCGCCGGGGACCTCTTGGGCAAGAATCTGTTCTGGGGTGAACCATGTGGCGGTGAACATCTCTTCCTGATCGCACACCGGGATTCCCGCATAGTCGTTGACGCGGTATATCTGCACAGGGAGGATTTCTTCTGGTTTTCCTTTACAGTTACCAAGATAGGTAATATTTCCAACGTCAATTCCAAACTCTTCTTTGGCTTCCCGGCGGAAGGCCACCCCCGGCGTTTCTTTCGGCTCGATATGCCCGCCGGGGCCACACCAGCCTTGGCCATCAGAGCGGTGCCCGCAGAGGATCTTGCCGTCCTGCACGACAAAGCCCGCCACATAGCCGCAGTCTCCTTCATCGGTAACAAGACCGCTGGCATCCGCGGCATTCTGTTGCTGACCATCAGCGGCTTCCTGCTGGGTATCGGCTCCGCCAAGTCCCCAGTCTTGGTGAATGTCCGCTTCCGTGAGAATGTTCTCTGGGTCAAACTGTTCGTCACGGACCATCGCGCGGCGAACTTCTTCAGCTTCGACAATTCCATTTGTGACGTATGTGCCAGCGGTCTGTGCTCTGGTGAGCTGTGCCGCAGCAGCAGCTTGGTCTTGTGCTGCCTTTTCATCGTCAGACGGGCTCCACGCGCTCTTGTAGGTCACGGTGTACTCAGGTATCTCCTTGACTTCCCTGTTCCAAACCATGCCGCGAAGAATCAGCTCAACGAGGGTGCGGGTGTTATCGCGGAGGTCACCGTTTTGGAGGCCCCCGACGAATTCCTTGTAATTCTCAAGGTCACTCTCTCCAGTGGCATTCTCGCCCGCCGGGGAACGCCCAAAAAGCCGCGTCTGTGGGATATGAGATACAGCAGACAACATCGCACAGGCATTGTCCAGAATGTCCTTAACGCCAGCAACAGACAGGGATTGAACGCCCACATCCTCGCCGTCGGCATCAATAATGACCATGTTCAGCAGATTACGGGCAAGGTCAAGCATTTCCATACGCTGAAGAACCGTATCCTCGCCGTCTGCCGTGGAAAGCACACCAGCAAGATTCTTCATCTTGTAGGTCACCATCGACAGCCGCTCCAGCAGGCGAATAGAATAGCCGGGGCCTATGCTGGCATTTCTCAGCTCTTCACGAATGCGCAGATACTCCGGGATGCCCCATGTGCGGTAGAGATTAGCCATAGTGGAGCTTTCCGGGATGTCCGAGTTATGGAAAACAAGGCATCTGGACGAATGCACAACATAGTTGCCGTACACGCTGTTGACTTGGTAGTACTCCGGGATGCCAGTGCCGCCCCGGCGGTAATCCTCATCGTCCGGGTTGTTCTCATATCCATTGACCCAAAGAGGATACATTTCGTTGCGGCCATATACCAACAGCTCTTCGACGCCGTGCACGTCACGCCAGTTCAAAGGATCCTGCAGGAGCCGCCCGTCGTCAACCAGCATCACCACAGCAGCGCCACCAAAGAGCCGCGCCCAGCGCAAAGCCTTGGCAAATTTGCTCTGGTATCGGATGGTCTGCAAGTGGTTGTCGATCTGCTTCTGCAAGTCTTTGTCCTTGATGCCGAGGTCGATGCCGTTCTTGGTTGCGTCGTCCGCCGGGGCATCAATAATGGTTGAGAACAACCCGTTTCCTGCATAGAGATCGGCCAGCTCCGTATCGCTTATCGCAGAGCCAGACGCCCACTGGTAGTACTCCGTGCTGTCGTGCTGGGTGCCGTACTTGTTCAGCACATTGTAGTAACCGTCAAGGCGCAGCTGTGTTTTGATTTTTCCGGGAATAACTTTTTTCACGCTTTCTCCTTTCCGGTTATGTTAAATCAGACTGCGGACATCAAAAATTCCGCCCTCGTATAATGCCAGAGCAACTGCATCAGCCCGGTCCGGGCTGGTCAGGCCGCGCTTCTTTAGCGACTCCTTGCTTTCAAGTTTCAGCTTGGAGGGCGCGCCGCTGAAGATGTATTTGCGGGTCGTGAGCTGACCTATCAAGGTCGCGTCATCCGGCAAATGCAGGAGACCAGACGCCGCCATGTCGCGCAGGACAGCCCACATCCATGTTGAAATATCGGCATATCTCCCGGCGGCTTCCTTGTCAGGAACAGCAGACGAGAAATTGACAGGAACAACCATGAGTTTGTTCAGCTTCTGCCGAATCTTCTCCCTGTTGAGAATATCCGTCACTCCGCCGCCCACACCCGTATCGTCAATAATCGCATAGATCAGACCGCGATACTGCGGATGCGCTGTGCGCAGGGCCTTGTACATTTCGATAATGTCATCGGCTGTTGCGTACAGGTCTTGACCGTGGCGCGTGACCAGCTTTTGAATGTCCCCGTCAATGTTCTTCGCAATGGCGGTGTCGTCGTTGCCGAAGCGGGCCACATCGCACCCAATAGAAATTCTGGCCGGAATGCTGTGCTCAAGCGGTTCAGTATTGACCGCTTTTGTGGCAAGCGCCATCGGGATAAAGACGTCGTCCTCATTTTCCGGGAACTCGCCGTCAACACGGACGCGGACCACATTGCTGTTCTTGCCGAACTTTCGCTCCAAGTCAGCGATATTCTGCTTATTCGTGCGGGGGCTGTCCCTGCTGGACACCTTCATGCAGTAGTAGGACTGGGCATCCACGGTGTGCGAATCGTGGAATGTGCCAGTGTTCTGCGTTGGGTTTCCGCACATCAGTAAGCGGTTGTTATCGCCGGACAATGTGCCCTGTATGGCCTCCATGATGGGGTCAGCAACGCCGGATGCCTCGTCCACCACGAAAAGCATATTGTCTTCGTGGAAGCCCTGCATATTCTCTGGCTTCGTGGCCGTGCGGGCCACGGCGAACCAGCGTTTCTCATGTCCTCTCATGTAGACACGGGTCTTTGTCCATACAAGCATGGCCTGCAAGACAGGACTGCGCTCCTGCCACTTGGCAATCTCAGCCCAGAGCACATCGTTCAACTGCTGGCGGGTCGGTGCCGTGCACACGACGCGGGGATATGGGAAGCAAGCCAAGAACCAGAGCACCAAGTTTGCTTCAAAAGCTGTTTTTCCAACGCCCTGTCCTGAGCGGATGGAAACTTTGCGGTGCTGTGCAATGGCCGTAGCCGCTTCTTTTTGCCATTTATCCGGCTTGAAGCGTGTAACCTCTTTGAAGAACAAGCAGGGGTCTTTGCGGTACAGCGGGAGCCGTTTGGCGAAGACTTCACGTTGTCTCAGCGCCATCGTCCTCACCCTCCACTTCTGCATCCGCCGCCTCGACTGCCGCTACCCAGTCGTCTACCAGCTCATTCTTGCCGCTGTTGCTCATTCTGCGCAGGTCGGCAAGTTGCTGTATCACCTTAGACTTCTGGCGCTGTACATCGGTCAACAGCCGCTCTAAGCGCTCCACGATAAGGTAGCTTGATTCGGTGGTGGTTGATGTCTCAACGCTGGTGCCAGGAAGGCGCTCTTCCCTTTGCACCTTTGCATCTATCCGCTCAATGTAAACCTCCTTGTCGTGGGCCTCTTTTTCTTCATCCTCATCCAGCCGGGTAAAAGACCTGCTGGATTTTGATGTATGCACCGACTGGATGTGCTGCTTCTTTTCCTGCGCCGCCGTGATGCGCTGGAGCAGAAATGCTTCGCGGGCGGTCAGCAGTTGAAGCTCCTGTATCAGCAGGTCCTCTGCATCCACGTCTTTCGTGCAGTCCTGTATAGCTTTCTGGTTTTCTTCGGAAAACGCGCCAAACATCACAGCAGACCAACCGCCGTGCTTTAGCGCATTCTGATTTCCCGGCGGTGCCCCGCCATGATTGCCAACAGCATTGACGTTCCCTTTCGGCGCGCCGCCGAGATTCGGTCTCTTCTCAGGCTGAGCCGCCGGGTCTTGCTGGGTGCATTTTGAAGATGCACCCTTTGGGTGCGACGGGGTGCGCTTCTTGGGTGCACCCTTTTGTGCATCCCAATACCGCTTTTTCCAAGACTTGACCGTGTTCAGCGATACGCCCAGCTTCTTTGAGATTTCGGTGCATCCCATCCCTTTCTTATAAAGGGTGAACGCCTTGTCTCGCGTTTCCATCTACATCGCCACCACTATCCCTCTTTGTTCTGCTCGCCCGGTATTTGGCCGGACGGTTATGTTGTTCCAAAGAAAAAGCGCCGACCCTTTGCAGAGCCAGCGCCGCGCCCCCTCTTACACGATTCTTGCAAGAGCGGTTTTAGAAATCATCATGTTGCCGAGTTCCACGGCCAAGAAAGTGCCAACGAACAGCCCTGCGGCCGTCAGCAGGAACGGCGCTCCCACCATTGCGTACAGCTCCACCCCGATGAACAGAGCCACGGACAAAGAGAGGATAACAGCTTTCCACAAAATCCCCAGCTTTTTCCACGGCCCCCAAACAACAAGGAGATACGCCACGCCCTCAGCCATCAGACCAAAGGCCACATCGACAGGTCCAAACGGGCTGGTTGCGTTTGCGATTGCGATTCCCAGCAGAACCGCCGGGGCATATCTCTTGTCTTTGAACGGGAGCGCACAGAGCATATTTGCAACCCGGAATTGGATTGCACCCCACGACAGGGGGTTCAAGGTGGTCAGCGCCACATACAATGCTGCAACAACGGCGGTCTGGCAAAGAGCACGAGTATTTTTCATCTTGCGCCCCTCCCTTATACTGTTACCGTTACATGGCCGTGCACACCGTCGGTCACATCCGACTCGACCTCGACCCAGTAGGGATGAATCTTCCCCGTGAGCCACTGCTTCAGCTTGCAGGCGGCGTCCTCAATGACAAGGCTCTTTCCATCCAGCTGCTCATGAATGAACTTGTCGATTTCGCAGTAGTCCGGGATCCACTTCTTCGGAGTGATAGTCACGGTGAAGTTGTTCGTGTAGTCTGCCTTTCCAATAGGGCAAAAGCATCTGCACTTCTGGGTGTACTTGATTTTCGACACCCCATACTCATTCTTGAACTTAGGCATTTTCCTCTCCTTTCGGCTTCTGGACGATGAACAACAGCTCTTTCGCCTCACGCGGGAATGGGATAGCCATAAACGCTGTGAGGAATGCAGACGGGACATAGGACTTCATGCGTTCATAGAAATCCTTGAGCGCCGGCGGCTGTTTAGAATAAAACTCATCCATTTCGCGGACGCTGGTGACCAGACCGACCTCCTGCACAATGCTGAATCCGATTTCGGCCAGCTTGGCTTTCAGTTCATCGTAGCCCCACTCATAGACATGAGCGCGGTACTGGGTCTGATACCCATTGCCTGGGGTGTTCGGACAGGAGAGGAACATCTTTGCGCCCGGCTTCATCACTTTGTAGCATTCTGCAAGGCTTTTTGCGCCGTCCGTAGGGTGCATATGCTCAATGGCAGAGGTGTAAATCACAAAATCGGCAAACCCCGCCGGGATGACTTTCGACATCTCAGCAACGTTGCCCAGCTTCCAACCCACCCGGAACGGGTAGTAGGAGGCCAAATCCTTGGGTTCGAGGATCTTTGCAGTTGCGCCACGCATCGCTTCCTTGATGTTTGCTTTGCTGATGTCCACTCCGGTATAGGATGCAATGTCCTTTGCGTAGTAGCGCAGCAGCGGGAGCATCAGAGAGCGCCCACAGCACACATCCAGCACGTTCATCCCCTTTTTCGCCATATGCGCAGCGGCAAGGTGCTGGATATAGTTCATAACGTCCAGATTGGTAAAAAATCCGTCTCTGAACTGCATATAAAAATTCCGCATCTGGTAGGTGGTGCAGAGAATCTTTTCCCTGTCCATGCCATCCTCGACGCGGTAGACGATTTCTTTATCCACGCCATTTTCCTTTCGTATCAAGGTATTTCTGGTACTTTATCCACTCTCTCAACGAGTACTCCCGGCGGCGGCGATAGTCAGCACCGATCATCCCCTTGGGCGGTCTGACCACGACCATCTCCGAACCATTGAAGTACGACAGCCCTCCGAAATTGACCTGCGTAGTCCATGTTGTGCTGTCCACGCTGTAAAAACCGAAGCTCACTGCATCCTTTTTGGTATACCCCAGACCATGCACCCGCACCCCGCAAGAATTTGCATACTGCACCAGACGGCGGATATATCCGTACTCACTGGGCTGTATATGCTTGATTGCAAAGCCGCCGATGCCGATGTAGGGATAATCCCTGCACAGGCGCTTGAACTCGTCCAGACCACGGGAGCGGTGCCAGACCGGAATGCTTTGCTTTCCTGTCTCTGCTTCAAGACGCGCTCTCATGCGTTTTACAGCGTCATAGCCTACGATGGAATCCACATCCAGCTCGAAGAAATGCTGCACGTCGTTGCGGTTGATAAAGTCGATGTATCGACTCAGGTAGCCATCCCAATCTACTGGCTTTGAAGAGGCTTCTATGCCGTGCATAAAAGTAAACGCCCCGCTGTCGAGCAGGAACATTTTCCATTTTGGAATCTCTTCGATTTGCCAGGGCCGGATGTAAAAGAAACTCTCCAGAACGTATTCCGGGCGGTACTCTTTTACAATCTTCTCGGCTGGGAATGTACCCGCCAGACACAACCTCATGTCTCAAACCATTCTCCGCAGTGCGGGCATTGGATGAGCTTAGAGCCGCTCTGCTGCGGCACAGCGGGCTGAGAAGATTCCGGTTGGGTAGATTGCTGGGTCTCGGTGCTCTGCCCTGCATTGGCCGCTTTGAGCGGCTGTTGGACAGGTTCCGTAAAGAATTCCTCGAAGTCGGCATCCTCCACTTCCCGAAGAAGCCCATCAAGTTCCACTTCGCTGAAGCCCGTGTCCGTCAAATCGACATCCAGAGCTTTCAGCGCGTCCATTTCGGCGCGGAGAACATCATCATTCCACGAAGAAGCCTCGGCCACCTTGTTGTCTGCAATACGGTATGCGCGGATTTGCGCGTCCGTCAGGTCATCGACCCGGATGCAGGGCACTTTGTCCATGCCCAGCCGTTTTGCGGCCTCATAGCGGGTGTGTCCGGCAATGATCGTGCCTTTTCCATCAATCAAGATGGGCACCCGGAATCCAAATTCCTTGATGCTCTGCGCAACAGGCTCAATGGCCGCTTCGTTGTTTCTGGGATTGTTCTCATAGGGATGGATCTGCGAAATATCCTGATACACTACTTGTTGATTCATTTTTTCTCCCTTCTTTGCTATCCCGCTGGCGTTGCGGGTCAAATTGGGGAGCGGCGGTTCTCTGCCTCCTTTCCGGGCATAAAAATACCCGCTCGGCGGCGAAACCGGGCGGGTAATGCGCTATGATTAGAATTTTACGGTATTATTCTACCACATTTTTCATGCCGTGTAAATGACATGATTTTGACATCGGCCTACTCCATGTCCAAGGCATCAATGCCGAACATGAGCGCCGAGATTTTTTCAACGGCAGCGTCGTGGTCTCGGTATGCCTGACGGGTGCTCACGCTCTCCAGCGCCGCAAGCTGTTCAATGGACTTGGCCTCGTCGTCAATGTACATCGCTTTGATGATGCGGTAGCCGCGCTTATGGGCCTCATTCTTGCTCTGTTCGCAGTACGTCTCGTACAGGGCCAGCATCGAATCAATATGACGAACCATGATTTTTGTACGGCGGCAGGAGTTGCGGATCGATTCGACCGTAATCGTGTTATTGCGCTGAAGCATCATATCAAGCAGTTCCAGCGCAGTTTCTTCTTCCTTGCCGTCATGGTCACCCGTTTCGTCCGTATAGACCGCGCCCGTGCAGTGCTTCTTGAACATCCGATAGTTTTTCAGCAACAGCTTTGTGTTCCGAAGTCGGCGGTCACAGCGGCCTGCGGCTTTGCGGGTCTGTTCTGCGATAACTTCCTTGGCGCCCTCACGAGCAGCCTTTCTTGCGGTTTCCTGAATAACGGCCATCATTTCTTCCGGGATAGTCATTTTGCGCACCCTCCTGTTCTATCGTTGCCAAAATACATCAATTTAGGTATAATAGATTTGTTCTATCGGGGGATTGCGCAAGCGATCCTCTTTTTTATTGCTCAGATAGTTTTCATCCTGCGGGTCACCTCGCTCTGACTCAAAACCGCCAGCGGCACACGTTTAATGCCCCGCTCTGCCGCCATCTTCGCAGACACAGCGCCCGTCACGCGAATCATATCTGCCATGTCAACTCCAGACGAATAGTACTGCTTCGGCGGGCGGCTCCCGCTCTGGATGTCATTCACTTTAAGCTCTTCATGCAAGGCCTGTTCCACACAGCGCTTCAGCCATTCCTTGGCGCAGTCCTCGCCGTCTGTCTTGACCCATCCGATGTACTGTCGATAGTCGTCCATGGCTCCTTTCTTCAGCCGTGCAAGGCGCTCCTTGCCAAAGCCAAACGTCAGATGCGCCGTCGCGGCCATAACCAGCCATGCGATCTCAGCGCCCTCATCCTGCGCCATGCGAAGTTGCTCTTCCCTGTGATTACGCGGAGCTCGATTTTGCGGCAGACGTACCGTGAAATCACAGATTTCCCTTAAATCGTCCCGCATGGCTTCAGTGGCCGTTCTCCGGTTCCCAGAGTCGATTTTACTTTTGTAGCGGGCTTGGAATGCCTGCATCTCATTACAGGCCCGCCGAAGCCGTTCCGCACCAATGCCTTCTTTTTGGTTCATGGCCGTAACGATGCACCAGCAAAACAGCTGCGACGCTTCATCACGGGCATTCATGCGCTGCTGTTTGATTTCCTTGCTCATATTCTCCATCTCCAATCTTTGCATCCGAAAAATTTTGCCAGGATTTTCTTGTGCTTACTGCAATCCCAGTAGTTCTTGCACCACCGACACTGACCATTGCACAGGAACGACAGATGCGCTTTCATGTACCCTCCTTTTTTCTTCCGGCCATTTGATTTACGGCCCAAGACCATCCAGCCATAGGCAGTGCGGCCACGATCAGGACAATAGACGCCAGCGCCGTCACCGTCTGGTCTGAAATAACTTCACGAATCAGATTCATTTTTGCTCCCTTTCCGCACGCCGATTGAAGTACTTAACCGGGGAAGCACCGCGTTCATCACAGTCCTTGTTGTTGAAACTGACGATTGCACCGCAGGTTCTCTTGTTGGTGCATCGAACACATTTCATGCCCGTAACGCTGACGACCTCATAGGTGGATGCGCCGCAGAACGGACATTCTCTGCTCTTAGGCTCGACATGCGCTTTCATTTTCTCGCTCCTCTCTGTTCCAGTCTTTTACGGGTGCATAATACCCGCACATCATGCAGCAGACAATTCTGCGACGGCTCCCCAGCAATACGATAAGCCTTGGCGTCGTACTTCTAAAAGGTTTTCCCCATGCCAGAAATCTGCTTCCGCATTTAGGACACGGGAGAACAGTACCTGTTTTCTCCATCAGGATCCTCCCCTGCGCACCGGCTTCTTGCCATTCCCGGCAAACTTTTCAGGCCGTTCATCGCTCATGCCGCGAGCCAGAACCAGCGCCCTCTGGTCGTTCGGCATCTGGTAGGTGCAGCCAGTCGCAACGTGAATATACAAATCATTCAGCACGGCGCGGGCAATTTCCGCCGTTTCGTACTGACCCAGACGATAGACATTTCCGCCTCCAGTGGGTACCGCCTTTATTTCATGCTCAGGACCCACATACACGCTGGTACACTGGGCAATGTTCGTGATGGAGTCCCATTTTTTGTTCATGACGTACATTCTGCATCCTCCACATAAAACCAGGATTGCGGTGGTCGCTCAATATCTACAGGCTCATAGCCAAATTTCGTTGCCCGCAGCCTTGTAAAATCGCTCAACGGTCGTGGGCGGTCGTAAATTTTCAGGTCGGAAATGTGCCAGCCGCAGCCGTCACGGCCTTTGAGATATTTTTCGGCGGTTTCCTTGCTCATGCAGGCCGCTTCAAGAAGTTCATCGGCTGGTTTGTAATATGATCCGGGTGCCATAACGTACAGGCTCGCCGGTTCCCAGCTTCCTGTTTCTCCAACATGGGTTAGGCCGGTAATTTTCTTACAGGTGAACTCGCCAATGACGCGCCCCTTTTTTTCTGGCCAGCCGCCACGATTCCACGCGGCCACATCCCGGTTGAGGGCATTCATAAACAGGCTGTCACTCCCGGCCAAGGTGCAGTAGATGTATGCCTTAAACGGCGTCCCATGCACAGGGCAAGTCCTGCGCACCTCAACTGTCTTTTCTCCGCCGAGAATCTTCTTGCACCACTCAGGCCGGATACTCAGCAGAACAGCTTTACCCTGGACCATAATAATCAAACCCCCATACATCGTGATAATACTCTGCGCTACGAACTTCTTCGCCGCTACCAATAGAAGGAAGAACCCCTAGCATGGAAAGGTCATTCCAGCGCTGCCTGTATATGCACCTTTGGCACTCCCTATTTAGGGTGATGGGGTGGTTGTGGAACGTGACAAGGTCAGTTTCGCAAACCTCTTCCGTGGTCGCCCCACAATAAGGACATATCCAGATAATTTTTGCCATAGTCGGTCTCACACTTCCCAGTCTTCAGGACAGCCCAAAACGCATTCGCCATCTCCGTTATCACTGGTCGGTCTGTCAAAGCAGCAGCCCTCACAGCCATCAGTGCGAGATTTGCAATGGTTCCTTATGGCGATTGCCATATCAACGGGATCCACCAATAAAGCGCTAGGTGCTTTCTCATCGGTACCCACCTTGCGCAGAATCTCGCAGGTCTCTTTCATGCCTTGCTGATTTTTGCAATGAATGACTACGTCGTAGGTGTCATCGTACAGCTCGAATTCGCCATCATCATTGCGTATAAGTAAGATTTCTTTGCTCATTGTTCATCCTCCAAATAGGGCTTTGGCAGTTCAGGGATCGGCATCCAAATAGGATATATGTCCGGTGCCCCTTTTACATAAGGCCATCCCTTGTTTGTAACAAATCCTTCAAGGCCGGCATCCAAAACAAGAACATCACCATACTGGTTTCCGTCTTTTTCCACAGGTGGTTCCTCTTCGGTCTTACGCCAGCGCAGGCTATCTTCTTTTCTATGGTTCCAGCTATCAGCCTCCTCCAGCGCAAGAGAAAACCCAAATCCAAGCGGACACTTGGAATCATCCGGGTGTGCCCAATAGCCGTGCTTGATTTCGCCGATTTTCCTTCCATCGGCCGTTGTGGCCTCATGGGTGCTAATAAAAGGCTTGAGCGCCGCACCGCAGAACGGGCAAGGTTTTAACGTCTCTCTCCCCATTTCTCATATCTCCTTTGGGAGGAGCGTCATGTCATAGCCACTTTCCACGAACTTCACACAGAGGTCGTGCTCGATTCCGTTGCCAAGATAGGTGTAGATGTCCGTCATTTCCTCCAACGTAAAATTCGTACCCAGCAGCTTGTTGATGCCCTCAAAGTGGAGTTTTCTTTCCTTGGGCGAGACTGCTTTAATTGCAGTCCGCGTAAGCCACTCCAAAATTTTTGCTTTCAGCTGGGTTTCGTCGGTCACATCTTTCAGGCTGAAGCCGGAATCAGTTCTCAGACTGAAAACAAGTTCGTTTTGCATATTCACGAACGACTGCGGAAACGCCGCCTGAATTTTCCTCGACCACATGGTATCGAAAATGTTGAATTTTTCTACACCGGCTACGGCTTCCTGTTCTTCTTTGGCAAGAAAGTCAATCGTATTTTCGACATCTGCCAGTGTGTGAATATGTCCCAGTGAACCTTCCATACTCAGCACGGACTTCAGCTTGTCTGCGTTAAGTGTTCTCATTTTTCGCTGCCTCCTTTGCAGGCGCAGGCATTTCAGCCCACGCAAGTATGCGGCCTTTAATGCTCTCGTAGGATGTTACCCATTTCCCGTCTGTCGTGTGCGAGGTAGTTGTATATCGTGTTTTGTCAGGAAATTCGACAGTTACGAGCACTTCATCTGATATGGTTTCAAACATGCTAGGTCTCCACCACTCGGTTGCTTTGAATCTGACGAACATGGATTCGTGCTCAGGTGGCTTTCCGGTGTGCCAGTTCAGGCAGCTTGCAGGGTCAACAGCAGGGGCGCACCGAATCATCTCCTCGATCACATCAGCAGTGCCGCTGTGATGACCCAGCGCAGAGCCATTCTGCAAGCCCATCGGGGCAATCTTTTTCAGCAGCTCGTCGCGGTCAATCATCGTCATACGGCACGTCCTCCATCCTGAATCCACACATCGGGCAAAATGGCGTTTTGAGGCCACACGGGTTCACCTCTCCACATTCCGGGTTTGAGCAATGAGTTGCCGGTACACACCATGAGCCGGTTTCCCCGGCACAGACCTCATAGGAGCCGGGAATTTCCTCCCAGTGTGCCACCGGCCGCAGCGTTTCCGGGTCGATAGTCGGAAGCGCTTCTAGCCTGTCCAGAACTTCCTTTACTCCGCATTTGAACATGAACTTCTCGCTGGAATTTGCAAAAAGAGTGTTCCTTGCAAAATCAACATTCTTGTCCAGAAGCGGGGAAATGTCAACTAGTATTCTTTCTTCAGACATTTTCTTTCACCTCGAAATCAGTTCGTCTTTATTCAGACATTCAACCATCGTACTTTTCCAACCGTTTCAGCCAGCGTTCGTACTTGCGCGCAGCGATATCCTCCGCGCCGTGGAAGAAATCATCCTCATAAAGTTCGTGTTAGCCATCCTTTTCACCGTCCAATCCATAGAACTTTTTATAGGACGCTTCACGCCGCTGGACGATGGGTGCATCCTCCGGGTATGGCCTTGCCGTTTTGATGTACTTTTCTGCGCACTTCGGGCACACTGCCTGATTTAGCGCAGGAATCAGAGTCACGTCCTGCTCGCCTGACAAGGGAGTAGCGCAAAAATCGCAAATCGGAGCGATCATTCCGGAATATCGGACAAGGTCAAGCCACGTCATCTTGATGTAGCCAACACCGGTCTTCGTGCGGTAAAATTCTGGTTTTTTATCAGCCACGTCTTGCAACCTCTTTTCCCATCAATTTTCGCTCCATATCCTCGCTGTCGATATCTTGGTAAATTCCGATGGTCGTATCCAGCCTATAATCGGCTCCATCAAAATCTTCTTTATTGGGGTCAAACTCCATGCTCAGGCTTTTATCTTTCAGCGAGATAGTGAGCATACAGTTATTGAGTTCTGTAACAAAGCTGGTGCCATCTTCCAGCTTTTTGCCATCGGTCACATACAATTCGATTGCGGCTGCGACCGCTTTGTCCATCTGCCCCAGACAGCCCGTATCATTCACCAGAAATCACCTCCGGTTTCCTCGCTTCAAATTTGTCATACTCCGGGTAAGCAATGCGAGCCATGCTTACTGCCCTTCTGGCGGCGTTTTGGGCGTTCTTGCAGTCAACCAGCACATACGGCAGGAGTGCAGAGCCATGCTTGCCAGACGCCGCTATCAGTATCTGATACTTAGGCATCTTTCCGTCCTTTCCCGGATTTAGGCGGGTGAGCCTCCTGCCAGCGGTCCTCTCTGCTCGAAACGACACACAGAGCATAGGCCAGCGCCGTAGCCATTACCGCCAGAACCACCAGCACAATCCAAAGCCACATTTTGAATCACCCTCCCAGAAGATTTTTCATCATATACCCGGCCATAGCCTGTGCATATGCCTGTTTAGGAACGTCCGCCGCACCATTCTCTTCCAGCAGCTCTTTGATGCTGTGTTCGCGTCCCGCGCCGTCAATGGCCCGAACTCTGGTACTGCCGCGATTGACCGTCACCGTTTTCTTATCGCGCGGGTGGATGCCGAACGGAAGCTGGAAACCTTTCTCAAACACCCAGAGGTGATAGCAGTCGCAGACGTCCACCATTGGTAGTGAGCGAGATGTCCTCGATCTGCGGAATCGCGCGGAGTCGCAGACGTCCACCAGCCGGTCCTGCGTTGGGAACACTTCGACGGCAACTCGCTTCTCGCCGAACAGGTCGTTTTTAATTTCCATCTTGACGGCCCACGGGATATCCCCGCTACCGTCACTACGGCCAACGCCCTCTGCCGCCGTAATCGTGACGTGTTCGACCTTGCCCCATTCCGTACGGAGCAAACGAGACATCACGCTGTACTTCTGGTCTTCGCTGATCCATGCCCGATCCATCTCCCTCATCCAGCCGTGATAAGGTACTCCCAGCTCTTCAGCTGCCTGTTTCGGGGTAATCGTCTCAATCCACTTCATGTTACTGCTCCTTTCCAGTGCTCATGCCCATCAGCTCCGGCGTGTCCACTACATTGCCGACCACCTTTGCGGTCATAATATGGGGCGAAAGGCTATGCACATCACGCGGCAGATTCTCCGTAAATTTCGCATAGAAGCCCATGTGCTTAATGCCAAAGTCATAGTACACACCATATTTCACAGCAAAATACACTTCTTTGCCGCAACGAATATCTTTCAAGATGTCTCCCTCGAACACAGTCTGACCGTTCCCGTCCTGTAAGCCCGTGCTCATGCCTACGCTCATAGGCTTTACCAAATGTGCATAGGGCTTTTCATCTGCCGCGCTGATGTACCATCCCTCTCCCGGACGATTCTGCTTTACACCGGGGGAGCGCATCAGGAAGCCCTCATGCCACGTTCCATCTACTGCCTGCCCACGATAAGTCCGCTCCATCATTCCTCGCTCCTTACCTTAACCGGAAGCACAAAGGCTTCATAATGCGGCTCTACCAGCTTTATGGGAGACAGCGAACCGTTGAGCTGCATTTTAACTTTGTCCGCTTCCATCGACTTCAAAGCCTCGCTCAGAAAGTCAAGGTTGAAGCCAATTCTCACCGGATCTTCCAACTCCCCTTGAAAATCAAACTCTTCGCGCATCTGGGCGATTGCGCTGCGCATCGATGCACGGCCTGTGCCGCCGGGTTCAAAATCCATCACCAAAACGGATTTGTCCTTTGCATCTGCCGAACGTGCCAGCTTAACGCGGCCCAGAACCCCCAGCAGGTCTTTCCGGTCAACAACAATTCCAGCGCCGCTGTATTTCTGCGATGTAACCTTGGCATAATCCAAGAACGGCTCCGCAATCAGCCGCGATTTCACTTCATATTTATCGTCGCTGAAAATGGCCTTTTTGCGGTCTCTTTCAATATTGACGCTCCCATCAAGACCCAGCGTATCAATCGCCTTTGCCGTTGCCGCCGGAAGCACAAACTTGAAATCACCATTAGCGGTGCAGTTGATTCGACTGACGGCCATTCTGTACCCATCCAGAGCGCAGATTTCCAAAGTATCGTCGCCGCTGTGGGAAAAGCACAGTCCTTTGTGCGCCGGATGCCGATCATCCTTGGACACAGCGTACAGAACCTTTGAGACGGCCCAACTCAAATCGTTCGCGCTTACCACGCAGCGCTTCGCATCCTTTCCCGGACCATCAAATGTGGGATAATTCTCTGCCGGCGTCGTGCTCAACCGCGCCCGCGCCGTGCCGGACTCTATGACCAGCCCGCTCTTTGTCACGTTGATGTTGACTTCGGGGGCTACTGCTCCGCTGATAAAATCCACTCCACGCGGCGGAATAACAACATCCTGCGGAACCGGGCTGGAAAGCTCCGCCCGAATGCTCAGTTCCAAATTCGTTGCAAACGCATCCGGGCCACTCAGCAGGATTCCCGTGCTGTCGTTGCCCACCGCACGAACCTCCGGCACCGCTGTACGCAACTTGGAAAACAGTGTTCCAATTTCGCTTCGTTCAAACTTCATCGTCTTTTCCTTTCTCAAAATTGTCTCTGCTGAACTGCTCATAGCATTCCGGGCACATATAAGCCACCCGCTCCGGGCTATCTCCACGTTTTCTGCGCAGGAGCAGCGCGTACATTTCTTTCATCGGCCTATACTTACCACAGACCTTGCAATGCTCCCACAGACGCTCTTTCTGCATGTCGCTGGGGATTCTTTGAAGAAGCGGCTGTGGTTTCTCGCGCCGCATATTCTCGACGCCTACCACGCTTTCCATACTGCTCCGCATGAAAACAGGCGTATTGGTCGCATCCGCTGACGCAAGAATGTCTTTAATCCACTCCGCTTTTGGAATGACCTTTCCGGCATTTCGGCCTGTTTCCGCGCCGATGATGACCCACTTCAACTTCTGGAACGCTTTTGTCACGTCGCCCTCAAACGGGCCAAGGAGCGGCTCTATCGCAACGAACGCATTATAGTGTTCGTTCGCCCATACGCTGCTTTCTCTGACCGTCGCCGTCGAACCGTACCAGAAATTCTTGTTTTGGGGTAGCTTCTCGTGATTCGCAAGTTGCTTATAGCGTTCCGGATACTGCGTCAAAAAAAAGTACTGATGCTGGGGCGCTTCATCAGCCGCCGCAAACACCTGAAGAATCCATTCTTCAGGAACCCACGGCCCGAATAAATCGCCGTCTGTGCATACCATAATGCTTGAGCCAACTTTGACCTTTTGCGGCCAATCGAAACGATATTTGTGCATGGTGGGCAGAAACCCCGTTGGGCTGTTCAGGAAGCGCTGGCTCTTCGTTTTCCAAGGGGTATCCAGCTCAAAGAGCTTTTCTCCCACCTGCTGAACTTTCGGTCTCTCTGCCAAATTTCGGCGCCAATCGCTTGCAAACCGTATCGCGCTTTTCCTTGCATAACAGTACCGACAATCTTTCAGGCACCCTGTCACCGGATTCCAAGCATAATCGGCCAACTCATTTTTCGTTCTGTTCACCGATAGATCCTCCCCGTTTGGTTATTCACGAGAACGATTCGCTCCACAATTTCAAACCCGGCGGCACCTGCCACATAACGCAGGACGTGGACAAGCTCGCTCACACGAGCTTCTTCCCTCTGGATGTTGCTCTCTGCCCGGACTCGTGTAGGGTCCGGCGCACCGCTGGGATTGTGGTTCTTCCGAGTATCAGGCATTGTTCTCTCCTTTGTCCAAAACCATGAAATAATCGTAATTGGTGCCCGGATTGGTATTCGGACGACGACGTACAATATCAACTCGGTATCCTGCTTTCAGGAGCAGGCGCCCCAAATCCAGACGCTCATCTTCCGAAAGACCTTTTGCTTTGGCGGGCGCGAGAGAAAGTTCAATTTTAGCCGACACGTTTTTCCACCTCCATCAAGTCGTGCATCAGTTCATCCACGAGCAGCTTTCCAGCATTTGCTCCCGTGCGGATAATGTTTCCGTTTTCCTTGAGTTCTGCAAACTCCTGTGCACGGATTTCCTTGGACTGCCGTGCAAAGTCAATTTCCGCCGCTGTCATGCGGCCCTGCACGACCTGTTGCCATTCCGCAATAAACGGTTTCGCGTCCTCCAAATCGGCGTACTGGTCGTTGTTATAGCTGCGCTTTTGGCGGACAGTGCCGCCCGGTTCCACCTCCAAGGTATACCACGGGGTATTCGGGTCAGCCTTGCGCCGCATGAAGAAGATGTAGCTCTCACGTTTGGCAATGCGCTCAAAGTATCTGGTTCCGCGCTGGATGCAGTGGTCAAGAAATCTGCTTTCTTCCAAAATGGCCTTTGCTCCATCCGGTACCCGAATGATGTATTCCGCTCCATCGTACTCGTAGATTTTGCGGATTTTCTTGTAGATGTTCTCGATATGGAATTGATTTTCCAGTTCCTTGGCATCCTTTTTGATGCTGCTTGCAGCACCTCTCAGCGCATCCTTTCGGCGCCGCTTATTGCGCTCCAGAACCAAATCATCATGGCGGCGTTTAAGATCCAGCGGGAAACGAACCTTTTCAAGATTCAAGTTCATCTTCATCTGTCCGGCCATATCGAGATAGTCCAGCCAGTCCGATGCAACTTGAAGAGCAATCTGGCCGTTGTAGCTTCCGGTGGCTCGCCTTGTCTGCTGACGGAGATATTTCAGGCTCCGCGTCATTCCGCTTTCCTGCAATGTCTTGGCCATTCCTGAGAGTTTTCGGATGTTAGCCGTCATCGCCATGTTCTTGCCATTGATTGCAAGGCCGGCTTCTTTCCATTCCAGCGCATTATCCACCTCGCGGAACGACTTTTTGCTCTGCGAGACTGAGGCCAGTTCCTGACGGTTCAAGCCAAACACGCCGTAATAGGTTTCTGCGCGAAGATTGATGCGGGTGCTGTGCTCATATTCGTCGTACACCTGAGAGCACAGCGCATCAGCCCAGCCCGTTTTTACAAGGCTTTCGGCCATCGGATACCGATTCACGATTTCCCACTGACGAACTTCCCACGGAAAGTTGAGATGCTTATCGTACTGGTACATCCATTCAGATTTCAGCACTTTCCGAACATCACTTTCAAATTGGTCAGTATGGGATGCCAACGTGTACGGCTGATACGGGCCAGAGGGGGCCGTTAGCATTGCGGATAGCTTCGGGCGCTGGCACATAATATATTCCTCTTTTTCACTCCAGCTGCGTTTCCACTGCTTGATGGTCTTTCCGTCCGTCCACCATATCCCCCGGCCATGAAATTCCAGTTCTGCCCGATGATTGCTGAAATCGAAATACACCAGATAGCGGCGAATCCAGACCCCATCTCCCTGCGGTTTGCTCCAAAGGAATGTCCTTGCGGCCCACAGTCTTTTGACCGAATAGCGGGTATTGCGAACCTGCATTTTCTCCCCGCAGCACTCGCACACCACTGTACTCTTATGCTTGAGCGGTTCCGACAGCGTGTATTCACAACCGCAGCTATCACATCTCGCCCGCTGAATCGGGATTTTATTCTCAACTCCGCCGGGATCAACTACACTCTGCTTATCATTGGTGACCCAGAGAAAGCCCGCATCACTGCATACTTTCAAAACCTGTCTTCCGAGATCTTCCGGCGGCTCCGGCAGATTCTCAAAGAGCTTCTGTGTCTCAGCCTCCTGCCGTGCGTTGCGCTCTTCGCGCTTCTTCCGCGTATGAGCAGACAGCGCATCTTCCACAATGCCAATCAGATAGCCCGGTCTGCGGTCATCAAAATAGTTCTGCAGGAGCTCCGATTCTTCCTTTGTTGCCGACACTTCGGTTCTCCAAGTCAAGCACTGGCAGGGTTTGACCTCGATTTGAAGCGGCGAAAGCTCGCCTTTGGTCGGATTCTTATTCCCGCGAAGCTCTCCCGTCCAGTAATCTTTGAAAAAGCGCCACACGACCAGCGGCTTTTCCTTTTTGTCCCAGACGGCCACCGTCAGCACCTTTCCCTTGATATAGCGGCCCACGCCCTGCCCCTCGGCAACTGACATAGACAGCGCCGCATCCAGCTCCGGCCGTTTCGGTTCCGGCGC